GTATTGAATGTGCTACCGCCTTGTGTCTTAGAGGTCAAATCTGACCTTGTTCTATCTTCTAGTGTTTTTAATACACCAATAATACGTTCTTCGTGGGTATCAATTAAACGATTTATAGTTTTTTGTTTGGACATTCATTACAAAGGAAAATTCTTTTTCCAAGCTCTAATTGACCAATAAGCAGGTGATAAAGTTTTTTGACCTTTTACTTCTTTTAAAACACCACCCATTCTAGCCAGAAATGATTTTTGTCGTGCAGGGATATTCTTCTTGATAGACATACCCCTAGCACCAAATGTGACTTTCTTGACATTACCAGAGGATTTATCTTTAACATAAACACCAAATTTTTTATTCTTACTTTCTTTAGTGCTTAATCTATAAGGTTTATTTAATTTGACTGATCTTCCTCTATACTGTGCCATTATTTCTTTTTCTTCTTCTTTCTCATAGCAGATTTGGTTGATTTTTTTGGTCTTCCAATTTTACTTCCGTAAGTACCTTTTCCTTGGGGCATTGCTTTTTCCTTTCTTCGTAATGTTTAAAACATAATAGTTCTAACATACCAAATCTATAATTAAAACCTATACAGGCAAATTTACCGCAAAAACATTTTTTATTTTGATGTTGTTCTAAAGTCCAATTATAGAACTCTTGACTACTTACTTTTACGCTTGACTGCACGTTTAACAATATCCTTATCAAATGAAGATGATCTACCTCTACTGATTAGTTTATTTACTCGTGCCATTGACCATTGTGCCATTCCGATTCTTGGTCTAGATCCACTAGAAAGAAATGCACCTTGACCTCTGCGATAAGAGGATTTTAAATCACTAAAAGTGAATAATTTAGATTTTTTAGCTTTAGCCTTAAGATTAGCAACTGTAGAAGCTGATAATGGTTTACGTTTAACTGCCATTATATTTTAGTCCTTTGCTTTAATAATCTTAATGGAATACGCTTACCTGCTTTATATAGCTTTGATATTCTTTCTAATAATGATGATCTTTTTTTTCTTTTAGCACCTTTTAAACCAGATAGATACTTCTTGGGTACTTTGGTTTTTTTATCTTTAGGAACTTTTCTAGCCACTTAAAGAAATATCCTCTAGTAATAATTCAAATCCACCTGAAACAGAAGATGTAGCACCTGCTTTCGCTCTCATCTCAATATCTGTTTTTTCAGTTAAGATTTCAGGGATCAAATATTCTTTTCTAAAAGCACCGCCTCTTATCGTTTGAAATGCTTTTGTTTGAAAAGTATTACCATTGATTGGTCTTGCCATAATCTTTGCTTCTAACTCTAAGTCTTTAGAATTTCCAATATCAAATGACAACAAATACCCTCTATAATTTCTAGGGATTGTATAAATTGATTGAAGGGTTTGCCCATAACCTGCGGATATATAAGCACCTGTTTTACTATCTACTGTGACTGTAATATCACCCACATTCACAACACCTGTATTTGCTGATGCTACAAATGCTCTGTGCATTCTGATAAATGTTGTTGTTGAGGCACTACCCCCAACTGTAATAACTTCATCAGCTAAATCATAGTTTTCATCTAATCCAAATACATGAACTGTGCTTCCATTGTCATCAGTGCTTGATGATGTTGCTACTGCGGTTGTAGCAGTTGTAGGATAAACATATAAATTTGTTCCATTAGTCCAAATAGTTTCAAATGATGTACCTATAGAAGCATTATATCCAAACTTCTGAATACCACTAAAATTATCTACTATTCCTTTTTGAACAGATATCCCATAAGGTAAATCTATATTTTGGTCATCAAACTTCGGCAATTTCTTCACCTTCTATTTCTGGTGTATCAAACTGACCAATAGCAACTGCACTACTTTCAATTTCGTTGTCAATAGTTTTAATTTGTTCATCGTCATCAACAACTGCCCTTGCAATTTGTTTATCAATTTCTTTAAGGAATGTATTTGATTTAACTCCACTAGCTTTAGCTTTTTGTAAATATTCAAGGTCGCTAGAATAATCTCTTATATCAAATGTTTCTGGATAAATGATTTCACCATCAAATACTTTATTTTGCCATTTAGCGAATAATGACCAAATTTGTTCTTCTGTATTTTGTAGGTAATCTGCTTTTTCCGCTAATCTTGCGTTCAATAATTCAAATTCAGTTCGTAATGCAACTCCACTTGATATTTGCGATTTAGTATTTCTAACTGCTCCCATGTGTGTGATACGATTAATAGCGTCTATTTTCATTTGGATTGTATTCATAATTGCATCTAATGATTGAGAACTAGGTTGAATGATATAAGGTTTTAAACTTGCATCTAAGTCTTCTGGCATTTCAATAATAGAACCTGCACCTGCACTTGCTTCTACATTAGGTGTCTTTACTAAACTAGGGTGATTAGATAATCTTACTAATTGTTCAATCTCTGAATAGTCATTGTAAATAGCTTTCTGTAATTCTGCCACATCATTAAGATCAGATATGCCAATACTTCTACGTTGTGATTTTTGATTATATAAAACTACCGCAGGAATCTCACCTAATACATTGGGTATCTCATCAATCAACTTTACCTTACCTTCTGCATAAGGTTTATTAAAATCTTCAACAACAAATGTGCTTATATCTTCTAATGACCAGACTTTAATTATTGCGTAATCTTCAGTTGCTTCTTCTACAAGAGTTAATGATGTTAAATAAAATCTTCCATTAGTTAATCTTTCATAATTCCAATTTATAACATTTTCTGGAGTGTATAAGCTGATGTATGGTCGGATATCTTGTTGTAGTTCTTCTGCTCTAGTTTTGGTTATAATTCTTGGCTTGTCTATGATTGCCCAACAAGTGCCATAAATTGATGCGTTGATTTGCATTTCTTTAATAACATTATTGAAAGACCTACCATCAAGATCGGCATCTTTAGTAAAACTTCCAACCGCAGGATCACCATCTAATGCTCCATAGTTTCTAGTAGGTGGTACTCGGAAAAGGAAAGATGAATAAATTTGTACTACGTTTTTACAATGATTGTCGATAGCAGTATTCTCTGCTCTTTTCATATATTCTTCGTCTGTTTCTAATACATAACGATTCAATAAAAATCCATTTTGATAATCCTGCCCACCTGTATAAGAACGATAGTGAAAAGCCCAATCACTTATTTTTTCTTGGTAATGTTTATGTCTTGTTGTTAAAAATTCTCTTGTATAATTAGCCATTATGACCACCTCTGTGGTTTGTTAGGTTTAAATTCTCTGCGTAATGGGTATAAATATTCTATCATGTATCCTAAGGCATCATTAAAGTGGTCATATCCACTATCCTTATCTGGGATTGTTGTACCATCTTTATAAATTTGCCTTTCCAAACTTTTTATAACATTTTTACACTTTGAAGCAATATATAAACTATTTTTGCCTTTAGCGTTTTTTAATTTTGCATTAACAGAGTTTATCCTATCTCTTATTAGGGGGTGGCTATTTCTTACTTTTAAATTAAAACCTGCATTTTTAAGTATGGCTAAATCTGTAAAACCACCTGCTGATGTCTTACGTTGTTTTGATGCAGGGTCAGGATAAATTGTAATTTGATAATCACCATATCTTGTTTTAAGTTCTTCAGTCATTTCTTGGGTATTACTAGAATAGATTTGTATTTCATCATAAATATAAACTTTATCATCAATGATTTCAGATATTACACAAACCATAGGGTCTATATTAAAGTCCATGCCTACATGTATTACCTTTGATTGTGGGTGATACTCTTGAATAATATTCTTAGTTCTATCAAAATTATAATAGATAGCACCTGCATAATTAACAAAAGAAGCTTCATATTCTTGTTGAAATGTTCTTTCGTCTAAGTCTTGTTTGGCTTGTTCAATTTCATTAGCTGATACCTGTCCACCTTCTAGGGTAGTGTATTTATAACTATCCCATTCATCATCTGTTTCAGATTTTAGAAATAAATTGTAAGACCAATTGCCATAGCCCCTTGGTGTGCCTGTAAATAAACAATGCCCATTTCTATCTGAAAGAGTTGGTCGTAAAACTTCTGTCCAAGCTGATTGAGCAATATCTGCAAATTCATCTAATACCAAAAAATCTAATCCGATTCCCCTTAGTGATTGTTCATTATCAGCACCTCTAAGGCTAATCAATGAGCCATTTTTTAAATATATTGTTAGGTCTGCTTTATTAACATCAGATACCCACTTGTGTTTGTATAATCTATCAATCAAATCTTGCCAAACAATTTGTTTAGCCATGCGATAACTGGGAGCAACATACCATACCTTCTTCTTAGGGTATCTTGCAAACCTTGCTAATTCATTGATGGCAAGAAATGTTTTACCAAACCTACGCCCACTTATTAGAACTCTAAACCTAGCTTCACTTTTGATTACAGTTTGCTGAGGCTTAGTTAATCCCATCAATCATATGACCAAGGTAATGGCTCATTATTCTCTGATGTTTCTAATTTATCTTTTTGACCTAGCATTTGTTTGCCTAACCAAATTAACATTGTAGCATTACCGGTTTGACACTTCTCCCATTGCATACGCCTTAAAGACATTTTTCCCTTATCCCTTCCCTTTTTTAAGTACTCGGAAAAATTATCTGCTAGTGTATCAGGGTGACAACCTACAATCGTTGATATTTCTTCGTTAGTACAGAATATTGAAGCTAATTTCTCTATCATATCTGTATCTAGTTCTTTTCTTGGTCTTCCAACATTATTTTTTTGTTCCATTTTTTTACCTCTTATACCCAGAGTGTGGGTTTTATTTATTTATTAATGTATTTGAAAGATGCAGTCAAACGATTAGTAGATGCAGTTTTTTTTAATCCTTTAATTGTACTTGAGTCATTATTGCCAGATACATGAGATAATTTTCTAGCTAATAACCAATTAGAAGATTTATTTCTATAATAAATCATGGCAGGTTGTGATGTTGTTGAATAATAATTAAATCCTTTTTCTGTATAATATTTGCCAATAAAATTGGATATTGTATTTCCTAATCCAATTCCTTGATAATCTGGTAAAGTAACTATTCTATGTTCTCTTTTAGCATTTCTAACTTTAGGGTGTGGAAAATGTAAAACAGCTCCAAAAGCAACAGGTTTATCCCATAAATAACCAATGAAACATTGAGAGGCTTTATGTAATGATGTATTTAAATAATGATAGTTTCTAAACAAGTTCCAAGTTTCTCGACTTGTTGGATATATTTTGAATTCAATTTTTGATCGCCGAACTGACCTCCTTGATATTTGATTTGTATTTACATCAAATACCCAATCTGGCTCAAGCCAATCTATAATGTCATAATGACATGAAACAGCGATAAATTTTTTATTAGTTTTTCTGACAAATTTTTGAACACAATGACTACCAATTTTAGCAACATCACGATCAACAACTGATGTAAACTCATCAAAACATACAGTATTTTTATTTTCTAATAATGAACGAACAATATCAACTCTAAATTGTTGTCCTGTGCTTAATGCTGAATAAGGTAATAACCATAATGGTGGACTAGAAAAACCAACATTAGCAAGACATTTTGTGATTTCTTTAATTGATACAGATTTATCAAATTCATTAATAAATGATGTATTACTTTCCCATTTATGTTCTCTTACATAAGAATCTTTAAATAATTCTTTTGCTAAACTTGTTTTACCACTACCAGATGTTCCTACAATAATTCCAACTTGCCAATCAAAATTTAAATCAATATCAAAATTAAATTCTTTGGTTAATTTTTTTTCAGGTGATAGATCATAAATGCCACAAATTTGTTCTGTTCTAAATGTAGGTTCATATTTTGTTTCTTTTAAAAACTTAATACTTTGCAATTATATCCTCTTTCTTTTAATTCATTGAATAATGATTCTTGATCTTCAATATTTTCTAATTCAATCATCAATTCATATTTTTCTGGTAAATCTTTTTCAGAAGTATCTACTGATGTTAAATCAGCACCATCAAAAAACTTTTTTAATTCTTCTTCATCAAAACCAGTTTTTAATAAATCATAATTAATATCTAATAAATCTGTAAATTCTTGATTTAATAAAGAATTATCCCAATCAGAATATTCATTTGTTTTATTATCAGCTATTCTATATGCCTTGGCTTTTTCTGGTGGTAAATCAGCAATAATAACAGGAACTGTTTCTAAATTTAAATATTTTGATGCTTCATATCTACCATGACCAACGATTATTGTTCCAATAGTATCAACGACTATAGGTTGTTGAAATCCAAACTCTTTTATTGAATCAGCAACTTTTTTTATATCATATTTTTTACGAGGATTTTTTATGTATGGTTTTACATCATTTAAAGGTAAATTTTTTATATTCATTAATGAAGTGTATAATGTTTTTGTAATTGTAAACCCATTAAATTCATAACTATTTCTAAACTGTTTTCAGCTTCTTGTTCAGAATTATAAATACCATAATTAACAAATGCTGAAAAAGTACCATCTTTATTATCAATAATTATATAATTTTCTGGTTTCTGCATATCAGATGTATTCATAAAACAATTCTAATTTAATTTTTTAAACCTAAATTACAACCATGAAAGTTTACCATATTACAGATAAGTCTATAAATTTTTTTCTTAAATTGATTAAATTTAAAAAAGTACCTACTGGAATTGATAGGTTTGTTGAAGTTGAATATAAACCACAAGATCATGAATGGGCAAAAATCCAATTTATGAGCCGTCATTCTCAATAGCCTTATCTAACTCCCTTATATAACTCACAGACCATGATAATGGTTTCATGCCTTTTTTTCTCATGTCAAGATCAGAATTAAATTTCCAATCTTTCATTTCTTGTTCTGATAATTTTTCTTTTGTTTCGGCACCTTGATTTAGATAACCCTCAGCACTTAACCAAGTACTAGGATATTGTGCGAATTGTTTATCTTTTAAAGCATTATAGTAATCATTGTATTTATCTGATAACATTTTAGGTTCTTCCCACCAATCTTGATGAAGTTTTCTAAAATTTCTTCTAGCTTGTCCTTTACTAATTTTATAACAGATATCTTCCCAAAATTTATCAAAGTGTCTATCTAATATATCTTTATTAGATATAGATGTAGATTTAGATTTAGATTTAGAGGCAATACGATCGCTTTGCGGTTGCTCTGCGTTCGCATAGCGTTTTTTAGCATTTTCTCTATTAGCTTCAGTTGTAGCGACTGCTCTTATATATTCCTCTCTTAATCTTTTTTGATACCAACCTTTTTCATAACTACTACCATCTTTAACCCAATAAAGTTTTAAAATTTTATCAATAATTTTTTCTTCTGCATTAGGTGCTAAACAATAAATAAATTCTATATCATCACAAAGGTATCCTTCTCGTGACCATGCAAAAAATATTAAACGGAAATAAACTCCTAATTCTTCATTAGTTAGAAAGCAAGTATCTGAATTGAAAGCATCAATCCATAAATTCATCGTGGGCATTTTTGACATATTTGAACTCCTGTATTAATAATAATATTTAGTAAATTCTGGTTAAAAATAAAGAAAAAAAAAGGGGTAGATCGATCAAATCTACCCCAAACAGGAGGAAGCATAATGTTAAAAATTATACTAAAATCATTTATACATTAAAAAACATTGAAAACAAATAATATTTAAGTAATAAAATATTACCATTTTTTTTATAAAAAAGCTTAACAAAATGTTAAGAAATGATATTTTTAATAAAGAAAAAATGATCATACAGGAGGTCAAAATGTACTACAACGCACTTACAAAAAAAAACTACGAAGGTAAAAATGTTGAAATCTTAAAATCTACTGGTCTTATAGGTGGTTTTATGACTTTCAATCAAGCTTATAAATTAGGTTATAAAATTCCTAAGGGTACAAAAGCTATCGCAAAATTAAATAAACCATTTATGGAAACCATAACTCTTGCGAATGGTAAAATTGACGAAAAATTTTCTGCTAGAAAGTTTTCTGTTTTTCACGTTTCACAATTAACTAAGGAGGATGCCTAAGGGCATCTTCCCACAGGAGGCTAAATAACATGACGAATATTTTCTATATTAAAACTCAATACATTGAGAATTACAATTTACAAACTCATGAATTTGATAACCCATATCACAAATTTAAAGGAGGTGATGATTTTATTATCACAGGAACAGATTGCATGGCGTCTGCCGTTGCATTTGTTTATAAAAATTTTTGTAATGGTGGAATTCATTTTGTTACTTCATATGAGGAATGTGACGAATATAAAATGGGTAATCTTGAACAATCATATTTAGATTTTGGAGATACTCCAGATCATGTTCATAGAATTGATATCAAAGATTGGTTTCAGGAAGATAGTTATGGGAAATTAGAACTAAGCAAATATAAAACCAAAGAAGAATTTTTTGGTTTATCTAATGAACCAGAAAATGATTATGAAGATAATCTATCAGACATTGACGCAGATGCTATGACTTTAGCTTCTGCGGGAATGGGTACAGATGAAGATTACGGATACTAAAGGAGGTATTATGAAAGAATTTAAAAATTGTAAATCATGTGACGGCACAGGGATTGTGCCTATCTATGAGTCATTCGAAAAACCATACGAGGAATGTAATGACTGTGAAGGTCATGGTGCTATTTTAGTTAATGGAAAGAGTTTTTCTATCTTACCTATGTTTGACAAGGTAAAACATTATACAAAGATAGAAAATAATAATGAGGTGATATATCATGCTTATTATCTTAAAGGGATATTAAAAAAGATTATCACGCAGGACGAATATACAATGCTTCAACAGGAGGGCAAATGACTAAACAAAAACAATGGGAGAATATCGTTGAAAAATTTTTTAAACAATTTGACGATATAACCAATGATGCAAACAAACACAATATGAATGGTGAATTATGTATGGTCGCATTAGAAACATATATGAATCATATTCTGAGTAATAATTGTATTCATACACTTCAAAATACTATTAATGAATGTTATGAAAAGTCTATTGACTTTCATATCAACAATTTAAAATCACATAAGAAATATAAAGTAGGGAGGGCTAACTAATGAACTTACAAGCAGGTGATGTTTGCGTTTTTGCAAATGATGATTTTAAAGTCTTTTGGAATGGATCAGCTACATTTAATGTCTATGATAATACAGATACTGAAGTAGATGTATTTTCAGTTAATAGTGTAGATAATTCTAGCGATGCTATTTGGCATGCTAACGAATGGATAGATAACTTATATAAAGAAATGGCAGGTAATAATGTCTAAGACACCTAAATTTGAAAAAAGGCATTTTGAATATTTGGCGGAAATATTACTGACTATAAATTTAGTCAATAAATATGCTGACTCAAGTAAACTAACGACAGATTTTGTAAAAAATATAAATGAAATTTATATAGATTATTTTGCAAAAAAATTAGCATTGACTAATGATAATTTTGATCAAGAAAAATTTGTGGAGGCCTGTTTAAATGAACAAAGAACTTAGACCTTTTATAAATATTGTCGCTAGACTTTATTTACAAGGGTATACTAAATATCCTTTATGCAAACACGAACAGGAGGAAGTTGATGCTAAAGATGTTGTTAATTATTTTGCTACTAGGATCATGCACATACAAACCGGTAGTAGATCATAGAGGCAATAAAGGTACAGAAGTGGCTTACAGATACAATGATGATTTACAAACTTGTAAATCTATCGCAAAAGAAAATACCAATTCTATTATAGAATTTACAAAAATAGGTTATAATTGGTATCTACGACCACAGTTATTATGGTTGCCAGATAAGGCAGAATATTCCTATAAAGCTATGGTCCAAGACTGC